AGTGTCACGCCCAGCGTAGATGCAGGGCACGTTTTTGTTGGGTCTGCGCACCTCGGAGTCCTTGCGATTGAAATGAAACACGAACTCAAACGCTGGCGCAAAGCGACCGCTCCAGTCACCCGGTAGGCCCGGGCCCTGGTCCCAAACGTACCAGCCAAAGCGCCGCCACCCCTGCTGGCGCATCCAGGACAGCCAGCCATCCCAGTACGGCATGACTTCCTGCTCGCGGTGGATCAGCCCCAGGTTGACCAGCACTTGACCGGTGGCAGCCATGGGCAGGTTCGCGAAGACCGAACGCATCAGCGCGTCCCAATCAACAATCGTGTCGGTGTAGTCGCGCTGGGTACCGTAGGGCGGCGAGGTGAAACACATCGCAGCCCTTTCAGATTGCATCAGGGCGGCGACCACCGCTGAGTCACCGGCATCGCCACAGATCAGACGGTGCGCACCAAGCAGCCAGACATCACCGGTTCGGGATACCGGGTTGACCGGTGCGTCTGGTACCTCGTCACCAGCGTCTGGGGCATCGTCGGATTCGTCATCGCCTGCCGGGTTGTCGCCGGTCTCGCCATCAATGTGCTCGGACATCATGGCTTCGATCTCAGCATCCTCAAAGCCGGTCAGGGCCAGGTCGTAACCGGACTCACACAGCTCGGTCAGTTCAAGGGCCAGCATCTCTTCGTCCCACCCGGCATCAAGTGACAGGCGGTTGTCGGCGATCACGTAGGCGCGCTTCTGGGTGGGCGACAGGTGCCCCAGTTCAATGACCGGAACTTCTGTCAGCCCCAACTTGCGCGCAGCCGCCAGACGTCCGTGCCCGGCGATCACGCCGCTGACACCATCAACCAGCACCGGATTTGTCCAGCCAAACTCGGCGATGCTGGCGGCAATCTTGGCCACCTGTTCTTCGCTGTGGGTGCGAGGGTTGCGGGCGAACGGGATCAGCGCGTCAACCTTGCGGTACTCGACGTTGAGAGGATTCAAGGGTTTCGAGCTTTCCAAAAAAGTGCGGCCCGCACAGGTCTGTGAAACCTATGACGGGCCGCGAGGTGCGCCATCTCAAGCGCTGGAGTTGAACGAAAGAACCCGCCGTCAGAAGTTGCTGAGGGCGGGTTCGGGAAAAGTCAGGATACGAAAACTTAGGTATCAGGTCGGCAAAGGGTGTGAATTGAATTCCCCCCCTTGTGCGCCAAGGTGCAAACCTGCTGCTGGTGCAAACCCCTGCAAACTCTGGTTTGCAGTCTGTCGGTGGGCGGGTCTTGCGCTGTTGCCCCCCGCATAGGATTTTCCGAAAGAAGGACCCCTTTTACCTGGGGCTCAGTGGCTATTTTCCAACTGATCATCAGCGGTTTTCTCCATCCATAGCCGTAAATATACCTAAAAACAGGCTGGATGTTTAGCCCTGTTTTGCAGGCCAAAAGGACAAAGTGGCAAAACTCTGGACAAGTGCTGGACGCGTTGCTCTCCCTGCCCATTTGTCTTGGAAGATATCTCGTTCACTTGTCCTGCCCGCCTTACTTTTTGCGGCTGTCATTGAGCTTATCTGCTATCAGTTGAATGGACTTTTGCCAGTTTTGCCACGCCGTGGTGCGGCACACGCCAAAGCGCGTGCAGATCTCTCGCCAGCCGTAGCGTTTGGCACGCATCCAGACCAGATGACGCTGCTCGACCTCAAGCCACTGCACCCAGAGCATGACCTCAAGCATGTCCTCCACGTCCTTCGGCGATGGTGGGAAGCGACAGACCACACGCTCATCGGTTGCCAGCATCTCCCACTGGCAGCGAACGATGGTAGGCCACGCGTTGAAGTAGCCCTGCACGTTGGCCGAGGGCAGTCGCCTTGCTGTGGCCGCAGCATCCTCGAAGCGGTTGGCCACGTCATCAGGTGTCCAAGGTGTGTTGCGCTCAGCCATGACGTGTCCTTGGTGTGCCGTACAGACGCTCGCCGATGCGTCGCACCAATTCGCGCTCAAGGTAGTCCAGCCGCTTGTCCTCGGCATTGACCACCAGGATGTTCTGGTCACGCCAGCCACGTTGCTTGACGCTGTCCAGGTCTGTGACGGTGGGCTGCAAACGCCCAAGGGGGCATTGGTAGTGGTGGGTCGGAACCTTCACGTCACACCTCCAGATCGTCGTTGTTGTTGTCGAGTGCCCAATGCAGGATGGCCAGGGCATCGGCTTCGTTGTCGTCCGTGACGGGGTGGCCAAGGGCACGCATGGCAGCAATGACTTCTGCCTTGCCTGCGTTGCCTTTGCCCGTGGCGTGCTTCTTGATCGTGCCCACTGGCACGCCCTGGTACGGGATGCGGTGGTGCTCGCACCAAGTGGTGAGAGTGGCCATCAAACCGCCGTAGACGTGGGCGGCATCCACGCCAACGTGGCGGCGTACCTCCTCAAAGTACACGGCGTTAATCTCGCCAGTCATGTTTTTGAGTTCTGCCAGCCAGTGCTTGAAGCGCAGGAAGCGCATGCCACCGCCCTCGAAGCGCTGAGATTTGAAGCTCACGAAGCCGTGAGCGATCTGGCTATCTCGGGATTTGATAGCCCAGCCTGTGGTCGTACCGAGGTCAAGCGCCAGAGTGACAGTGTGAGAAATGGTGGTTTTTTCCATGGGGATTGAGTTCGGAAATGAATGTTTTTCTTGGACTGACGCAATCGACACATCTCAGGATTGACTTCTATAACCTGCGCGTCACGCGCCCGCGTAAGAAACTAACCATGGGGTATGTCGAATACGTCAGATTGGTGGCTTGCTGACGCAGACGACACTGAAACGAATGTCCAAAACACGGCTTGATGACTCAGGTTTTGATCGATCTTTTGCAGCGTCATTTGCGTCAGTTGTCCACGTACGGCGTGTAATTCGGACGTGACTGCTCCGCTAAACCAACGCCCTGATACCCACGAACACCCGCAGAGTTGCGCCATTTCTCCAGGCCACGGGTGAGCAGCAGATCAGAGAATCGCCTTTGCGAGCCCACGAATTCACCTGCTGCATCGGCCCACTGTTTCCAGTCGGAGAACAACTCGGAGGTCAGTGATCGCGCGGTTTTGACCCGCAGGCAGCGCTCTTCCAGCCAACGCCCCAGAGCATCCTCTGACTCGAAATACTCCTTGGTCGCACTGACGACACTCTCGGGAGCAATCAGCCCCTCGCGTTGCCAGGCCAGGCAACCCTGCACGCCCCACTCAAAGATGGCGTTGCGCTCGACCAAGAGCTTCGCTTGAAGCTGCTTATCGCGTTTTTCTGGCGGCACAGTGATCGTGAACGGGATCAGATGCAAGCGCCTGCGCATGGCCTCATCAATGTTGCGAATGGCCGGTTTGTGATTGCCTGCGATGACCAGCTTGAACTGCGGCAGGTAGGTGAAGAAGTCCTGGCGCATGAAGCGCGCCGAGACACGGTCGCCCCCGGTGATCTCTTTGATCTTGGATTCGTTCCAGCGCCGCCCCTGTTCAGTCTCGGTCGCCCCGACAAATCGCGCGCCACGCAGTCCTGCCAGATCGGTTGGATGCCGATCACCACGGGATTCCATGAACGTGTCCATGGGCGCGTTGGCCGCATAGTCACCCATCAGGGTGAAGATCGTGTTGACGAACACGGACTTACCGTTGGCACCGGTGCCATACAGAAAGAACAGCGCGTGCTCCTGGGTGGAGCCTGTCATGCAGTAGCCGAACACCTTTTGCAGGTAGTGGATTTGATCGGCATCCCCCCCGGTCACATCGGCCAGAAACGCCATCCAGTTGGGACAGGTGTTGCCCGGCTGAATCGTGGCCGTGCAGATTTTGGTCATGCGGTCGGTGCGATCATGGCCGCGCATCCGGCCGGTACGCAGGTCAACCACGCCACCTGGCGTGTTGATCGACCACTCGTCGGCATCCCACTCGTCCGTGGTGCCCGCGTGCCTGCGATCAGCCCGGGCCAGTCGCTCGACACCGCTGATGGTGCCCGAAGCAGCCAGTTTCGCCGCAAGTTTTGGGTTGTCAGACTTGAGCGATGCGAAACGACAGACGTGGCGCACCAGATCGGATGCGGCCAGAGTGTCCTCGCTGCGCCAGCGCTGGCCGTCCCACATCAGCCATTTGCCCCACGCCGCAACGTATCGCCAGTCATTTTTGTAGCGGCTCGTGAAACTCACTGCCAGCGCATCTTCGGTACCCCAAACCGTATGTTCCTCATCACTGTTCGGGCTCGGCGCTGTTTGAGCAGCTTTTGCCGTTCCAATGTCAGGCAGATGAATGGTCATGTAAGGGCTGTTGGCCACGATGTCGTGAACATCTACGCCCTCGGCCAACGCGTCGGCGCAGTCCCAACCATCGGGTTTGCCTTCGGGCGGGTACAGGATGACGCAACTGGTGGCCTTGGCTGCAAGAATGGCCTGTGCTGCGTTTTCTGCATACGTCCAGCCGGGCTTGTCCTTGTCGGGCCAGATCAGCACTGTTTTGCCTGCCAACGGTGACCAGTCGGTTTTGTCCACCGGTGCATTGGCTCCGTGCATGGCGGTGGTGGCGCAGATGCCCGCATCGATCAGGGCTTTGGCACACTTTTCGCCCTCGACCATCACCACCCGCTCTGACTTGAGCATGCCAGGTTGGTTGTACAGTGGCCGTGGATCAGGGGGCGCAGCCTTCTTGCGCTTGACATCCCAGGGGCGGAACTCCTTCTTCTGCCCGGGTGGGTCATAGCGGTACACGATGGCGATCAACTTGCCTTCGCCATCGTGATACTCCCACTTGGCCGTTGCTGGACCCAGTTCGTCAATGGCGGGCTCTGCCTTGCGTTTGCGAGTCGCCTCTGGCGGTGCTTTACCGACCAGTTGCGCCGCAAAGCCCAGAACCTTGGCAAAGTCGGTATGGACGTTGAGCGACAGATGTCCGGAAATCAGGTCGAAGATGTCACCACCCTGGCCAGTCGCACGATCTGTCCACAGTCCGGCTTTCTCGCCGGTGACCACGATTTCCAGACTGTCGCCGGGACTACCCAGGATGTCGCCCACCAGAAACTTGCCGCGTTTGACTTTGCCAGCAGGAAACATGTCCATCAGCACCGACTCAAGTCTCGACAGCAAGCTGGCGCGAATCTCTTCGCGGTTGCCATCGCTGGAAGGTGTCTGTGCCGATGTCACATCATTAAAGTCCATCATGGCTGGCACCCTCCGACTGGTCTGCATTGGTGGCGGAGTCGCCAGTGGCACTGCTGTTGGCAGCCCAAGTGCTCAGTTCATTCATGCGAAAGCGAACCAAGCCGCCCAGCAGGTAATGCGGAATGCGGTGTTTGGCGCGCATCTTGGGGTCGCCAAACCAGTACAGGGGCAGTCTCAGTGCGCACGCGGCCTGCTTGGCATCGATCATGGGCTCGGCATCCATTTGGAATTCTTGGTTTTTTTTGTTCATTGGGTTGTCCTCCAGCAGCGGTCTTGCCACGAGCAAAACTTGCATTCAAAGTGGGTGGCATCAAGGTAGGCGCGAGGCAGCAGTTCACCTGCTTCGGTGGCTGCAATCACCTTCACGCCACGGTCAGACATGCGCTGGGCCAGCGCCGCATCAAACGGCACCAACTCGGCGTAGATGTCCATGGTGTCGGCGTTGACCGCCGTGAAGATGGCCGGGTTTTCATGCAACTCCAGGTAGGCTTGGTAGATCGCCACTTGCGCGGCATAGACCGGCTTGGAGACAGCGAGCTTGTTTTTCTCAAGATCACGCCAGGATTTGGAGCCCAGGCACTTGTTTTCCCAAAGCGCTGGATACGCAAACCCTTCTGGCCCGCCAACAAAAACACCATCGATGTGCCCCTGCAAGCGACCATCAGCCGTTGAAAACCCAAACTGCTCGCCGTTCGGTTTGTGCGTGCGCAGATCGAAACCGGCTGCGCGCAGCCAGGCGACCATGCTGTCCTCGTTGACGTGGCCACGCTCAAAAATGCGCAGAATGCGACCCTGCGTCTCCCGCCCCGGGTCCACCGGCGCTTGGGCATACTCGTATTGCAGGGCGCGCTCGCACGACACCCCCAGACGAGATGCGCCCAGGTACTGGCGGGATTTCTCCTTAGAACGGGTCTTTTGCAGACCCAGATCGATCAGGGTGCTAATCTGACCACTGACGCTCAATGATGAGTTGAAGTCCATCATTTGGCATCCTCCCAGGGCAGATCGTTTTCCATGTCGGCAAACGGATTGGCCATCG